GAGGATTCTTCATCATTCTCAAAACTAATTGTTAGATTAGTTCTCGAATGTTGTACCGTTAGTGCGCTTGGAGAGTGTTCCAAGGAAGTAACGCTCATGGTTGCTGAACGTATAACCGCCATTGAGGTCAGTGACCTTGATGAAGGTATAATAGTTCTTAGCATCCCATGGTGAACTCATGATTCCGTAACGTGTACGGGCACCAACGCTTGGAGTAAACGTGCCAGGCTGAATTACCTTTGAAAGCTGCAAAGGAATATATGGCATGTAGATGATGCCAGAGTCACCAGGCTGCTTGCCCTTGTAACCAAGGAGGATGTAGTCCATTGAACCAGTTGCGGCATAAGAGTCGCGCACGAGGAGCTACTGGTCATCATTCACAAGACCAACCTTAGCGAGTGCGCCAACACCTGTGTCAGGTGTCGTAGGAACTGCATCAGTTGTCTTGAATGAGGTGAACTTGTTCATGCTGAGCTGCTGAAGCAGAGCGCAGATACGAGGTGTCGTGACCACGAAGTTCGCGTTGCCGCGACGAGTCTTGACTGCGATCTGGTTAGCTTCAACAGTGATCTGCGTGAGCAATGTAGCAAGACGGCCCATCTGGTCAAGGCCATCAGCTGTTGTTGGACTCCACTGTCCAATAGAGTTGCCGGTGATTGCGGCCTTGACCATCTCAGTGATGATCTGGCGGTCGATCTCAGCGCCAACTTCATATGTGAGCGTGTTCACCATCTCCTTCTCGACATCGATTCCATGCATTGCCTGCATGTCTTCTGCGAGCTCAGGAGACCAGTGAGCTGCGAGCTTGCGGGTCTTAGCTTCGACTGCGCTCTTCACAAGGCCGAAGGAGACTGTTGGATAGTTCTCGCCAAGGAGAGCGTACTCAGCCTTGTCAACATCCTGTCCAGTGCCAAGCCACTTGCCAATACCGTCACCAGCATATGCCTTCCAAGCATCAGCTGTTGCATCAGGAGATGTCAGATCTGAAGATGGAGGAGTTGCTGTAAGTGCACCAGAGCCAGTCCAGCGGGTGTCCGTTGGATTGAATCCGATTTCTGCGTCAGAGGTAAGACCACCAACACCGACTTCACCGTTCTGACCATAAATTGGACGATAAGCCAGAGCATAGCCGACTGGGCCATTGAGTGGCTGTACGCCGACGAGGTCATTAGCGATCAAGTCAGGCATGATACGACGGAGCATTGGCATTACCACGTTAGGAAGGTAGTAGTCACCATATCCATCTGCCAGCTGCGGGTTGGCATAAGGATAAGAGTTCTGTCCCTTCATCACGCCGATTGAACCATCCTTGTTCACTGGTGAAGCACCGATCACTCCATCAGAGGTGTAGCCACGAATTCCAGCACGGTTTGGAGTGCCAGCTTCATTGAGCATGCCCTTCATACGGTAGTAGTTGCGTGTGTTCTCGAGGACCTGGGCGAGAGCGATCTTGGTAGACTCGTTCTCGATCTTCTTTCCAGACTCAAGAATGGCAGACCACTTCTTGAGCAGCTTGCGCTGGTGTGGATCTGCAATATAACTGTTAGTCATTTTTGATTTCTTTCATCTTGACTGTTTTTGTTTTTCTTTGGATGACAGCCACCCGGCTGCCAAATTGGTTGTCAGGTCATCTGACTTCAAGTGACATGTTGCACCACTGCTGCATGATGCTCTCATTTATCACATCATCTTCACTGAGCTCGATGTTGCCATCTTCATTATATGTGATTGTCTCAGTTGTCTCAAAGTCTTCATTGCATTCGCCATCTTCACCTTCTGCAATAACTCCACGTGGATCATTGATGTGGCCGTTGTGTGGACGGTTGCGGAGCATGTCATTCTCTTCGACTTCTTCAGAGTCAACAATCTTCTGCACTTCAGACTCAAGAGTCGTCTCTACTTCCTTTGCAGCGTCTTTAGCGTCTTTCTTCACAGTCTCGAGCACTTTCTTGAAGTTCTTCTCGATCTCAGGCGCTGTAGCTTCAGCAAAATGGCGCTTTATCTTGCTTGCCTCAAAAGATGGAAGGTCTTTAGTCTTAGACTCAAGAAGCTCTAGAGCTTTATACTGGTTGAGCTTCTTCTTGAGCTGCTGTGCTCTCTCCATTGACTCATTGAGCTTGACTTGCATTTTAGCGACTTCAGTCTCGAGCTTTCCTTTCTCTTTCTTGAAAGACTCATCCAGCTTAGCTTTCTTCTCAATGACTGCGTCATCATTCACGAGAAGCACATCTCTAAGAGATTCATTGATCTACTCGAGCTTCTTCATCTTCGCGTAGTCAACAATGACTTTCTTAGGGCAGACAGACTCAGCGTACATGTCAAGATAGTCTTCGACCTTGCGTGAGATCTTCTTTGACTCCTTGAGCATTGTGACTTTGTCTTGGATCTTGCCAGCAAGCTCATAGTGCTCTTGCATATGCTTGATGACTGACTCAAACACACGCTTATACTCACGCTCCATCTTTGACTCAGTCATTCGCTTTGCCATTGTTGCTGCTTGCTTGCGCTGCTCACTAGCTGTTGACTCAAGAGCCATTATGAAGCCATCAAGTGCTGACTTCTAAGAAGCATTGAACTTCACTCCTGACTCATTGAGAGCTTCAAGAAGCTTTGAATAGTTGTCTCTAATCGATTTCAGACTCATAGTTTTTCAAACCTTATATTTTGCAATTGCAGTTTTATTTACACGAACTCGATGAAAATGCACATCAAAAACTGTGAAAAATGAGATGTTTTTTCATTCACCAAAAAATCTTGCAAGTTCATCAAGACTCTCTGTCATTGAATCTGATAATGTTTCAAATTTTGATCTATGAATGTTTAGATCACTTGCTTTGACTAACTTCTACAACTCATAAGAACAGTCCTTTAATGTTCTAACATACTCTCTCAGCTCGTCTATAAGATTGTAAAAATTCCCCCTGTATGAGATATCTTCATTCACAGGCTTAGACTTATCATCTTCATGTAGCCCCTAGTCCATGCCAAGCTGCTAGCCCTTCAGACGCGCATTCCATAGATACTGCACAGCATCATTCCAAGTATGCACATACATCTTCAACCTAAG